ACGATGCTCGGCGCATGTCGATGACTCGCGGGGTCACGGCTTACGCGCCGTGCTTCGAAGTCGCTGGAATGTTCGAAGACATCAACTTCGCCAAGCTTGTGCAGCAGCAAGTAGTCAGCTGTTTTGCCGTGTTCCGGAAGCGAAACCCTGTTCCGAACGGGACTCCTCCATCCAAGGGTGGCGAGCGGTACGGCGACGCAAGAACCGAGACTACAACCTCTGGCACGCGGTTGATCGAAAACATCGGTCCAGGCATGGAGATCACCGGCGAAATCGGCGAGGAGCTGCAAGGTTTCAGCCCAAACACACCGAATGCCGAATTCTTCGATCACGTCAAGCTGATGCTCACGCTTAGAGGGGTGAATCTCGGTTTGCCGCTGTGCCTGGTTTTAATGGACGGCTCCGAGACAAACTTCAGCGGTTGGCGCGGTGCAGTCGACGAGGCACGCAAGGGGTTTAAGCAACAACAGAGGAACCTTGTCAATCGCTTGCACACTCCTCTGTATCGCTGGAAGGTCCACCAGTGGATGCTCGAAGATTCTGCGCTGCGGAATGTTTCGAAGCTTTCTGGGATCAACATATTCGGCCACAAGTGGAACACTCCTCGCTGGGGATACATCGATCCTGTCGGTGATGCGCAAGGCGACCAACTGCGGCTACAGATCACCCAGACAAGCCGCCGCCGGCTTCATGCCGAGCATGGTGACGAGTGGGAGCAGATCGTTGACGAGCAAGTCGAGGACAGCGCCTACGCGATCGAGAAAGCTCTTGCACGAGCTGATGCGATCAATGCTCAATACCCGAAAGCTGGAATTCAGTGGTTCCACCTGATCAGTCTGCCGATGCCGAATGGAATTCAGATGGCTGTTCAAGATCCTGCCGCCGCTGATTCCCAGGGCAATGCAGTTGCAGCCGGAACCGGCGAGATGAGCAATCTCAACCGCCGTCAGTTCCAGAACAATCAGAAGGCGATCACCGATCTGCTCAATGCTTTGATCGACAACACCATGTCCGAGGCTCGAGTTCGAGTCGGGCTTTCCGCACTTGGCTTGAGCCAGGAAAGCGTCGACATGCTGATCACGGATGCAAAAGACGGAAAGGTTGACAGCCTATGAACACGATCAATCTATGCGGGACGATCGGAGAAGACGTAACGTCGCTCCAGGTCAAGGCGGCACTCGAAGGCATGGATCAGTCGAAGCCTCTTTGCGTTTGCATTGACAGCGAAGGCGGTGAAGTGTTTGACGGGCTTTCGCTTTACGAAGCGTTCGCCGCTTACCCTGGTCCGAAGAAGGCAATCATCAAGCCTGCAGCGTTTTCGATCGCTTCATATATCGCCATGGCGTTTGAAGAGATCGAGATCGTTCGCAACGGTTACTTCATGATTCACAACCCGCTCATCAGCGCCGAGGGGGATGCCGCAACTTTATCCGCTCGCATGCAACTGCTCATAAAGCTTGAGCAGTCCATGGTCGACGCGTATTGCAGTCGAACGGGTCAGTCTCCGGAGGTTATCCGCGGAATGATGCAGCAGGACACCTTCTTCAACGCCGACGAGGCGGTGCAAATGGGTTTTGCTTCCCGGGTAATCGATACCCGAGCTCCATCGCTTATGACATCGCCGATGGCGATCGCATGCAAGTTGAAAATGCCTCCGCAGGTGTTTGCGGCACTTGGTGCCGTCCTGGGTGGCGATAAACGCGAACCGACAAAGGAGAATCCACTTATGTCGACCGCACAGCCAGTCGCTGCCACGCTCCAAGAGATTCGAGCAGCACTTCCGAAGGCGAAAGCCGACTTTATTCTCACATGCCTCGAAAAGAGCATGCCGCTTGCTCAAGTGCAAGCGTTGGCACTGGACGGCGCGATGACCGAGAACGATCAACTTCAGACCGAGTGTGCCGCGCTTCGTGCAGAGAACGCACAGCTGAAAGCCCAGCTTGCGACAGCCGCTGCAACTCCGCCGGCTGCGCCACCTGCTGCTCCGCCGACATTGAATCCCGATCAAGAGACGATGTGCGCCACACCTGCCGCCGTGACTGCAAAGACTGGTCTTAAGCCGGTCGCACAGTCTGGTATCGGTTCGCATGGGCTGTCGGCTAAGGCACAGTGGGACGCCGCGGTGAAAGCCGAGTTGGGAAATCACGGCAACAACAAGATTAAGGCCGTGCAAGCAGTCGCGAAGGCTTATCCAGGCCTGCGCGAGCGAATGGTCCAAGAGGCAAACGCGGTCGCATAGGCGTTTCTCTTTCGGCTTCATCCATCCAATTCAATCAGAACAAGTAAAAACACGGAGATAAAACGTGTCTCAATTAGTTGAAACGCCAACCAAAACTTTCCAGTCCGGCGGAACGATCTCGCAGTTTACTCGCGTCGTTCTCTCTGCCGGTGTTCTTGCTGTAGCAAGTGCTTTGCAGAAGGCACTCGGAACGATCGAGCTTGATGCAGTCGCTGACGATCAGGTTTCGGTACGTCTCCGAACTGCCCAGGGCACGCGGAAGATGATTGCGGCCGGTGCGATCAGCGCTGGTGCATACGTCTATGGTGCTGCTTCCGGAAAGATCAGCGCTACCGCCAACACCAACCTCGAAGGCATCGCACTTGAGGCAGCAGGCGCCAGCGGTGACATCATCGAAGTGCTTGTTATCGATAGCGCAGTTACCAATCCAGTGACCGCGTACAGCGCCAGCGGTGCACTGACGATTGTCAATGGAGTTGCGACCATCACGAAGACGGGATCGCTGGCTGCCATGACGCTGGCGGCTCCTACTGCGGACCAGGAAGGAACGATCCTGAAAGTCGTCAGCCAAACTGCTTTTGCTCACACCATTACGGCTACCGGCCTGATCGACGATGGTGTCACCGGCGGAAGCAAGACCACTGCAACGTTTGCAGCTTATGCAGGCGCATCGATCGAACTGATGGCCTCGAACCTGAAGTGGGCCGTCATCAGCAAGAACGCTGTGACGATCTCCTAACCGTACCTTCAAGCGCTCGCCGGGGGAGATTCGAAGCGAACCCGGCGAGTTTTTAATTCACTCAGTCTTGTTGCTTGAAGGGAAAGTGACATGACAAATGACAGGTATCTCAGGAAGCAGCGGGTCGATTAACCTGCGTCCGGACCTTGAGTCCTTTTACGAACTGAACGTCGAGATGGAGCGCGAGAGCTTCATCGGCGACAAGGTTCTTCCGATCATGGACGTCAGCCTTCAGGCAGACAATCCAGGAAAGATTCCAGTCGAACAGCTTCTAACCGTCGGAACAACGAACCGAGCAAGCGGTTCCGGATACGGACGCGGCAACTGGAAGTTTGAGCGCTGGACCTATGTGACCGAAGAGCATGGATGGGAAGAGCCGGTCGACGAGCGAGATCAAAATCGCTACGCCAACCTGTTTGACGCTGAGACGATTGCACTGCTTCGCGCTCAGGGTGTCGTTGCACGCAACTACGAAGCTCGCGTTGCAGCGGCCGTGTTCAACAGCACTACGTGGACCGGAGCGTCCAAGACGACCGCGATCGTTAACGAGTGGGACGACTTCACCAACGCGACACCGATCACGGACGTCGAGGCAGCTGTCCAGAAGGTCTACGACGGCTCCGGTTTGAAGGCGAACGCATTGGTCGTCAACTGGAAGGTGTTCCGAAATCTGCGCAACTGCGATCAGCTTCTTGAACGCATCCAGTCGTCTGGAGCTGGTGATCGAACCTTGGCAAAGGATGTCACGGCAGCCAAGCTGGCCGAAGCCTTTGACCTGGAATACGTGTTGGTTGCCGGTGCAAGCAAGAACTCGGCGACCGAAGGTCAGGCCGCGTCGATCTCGCAAATCTGGTCGAGCGAGTATGCGATGGTTTGTCGCATCTCGAATTCGGCCGACATGCGTGATCCTTGCATCGGCCGTACCTTCCACTGGACCGGAGACGGCAGCCGCCGATTCGGTATGGTCGAAGACTACCTGGAGCCGCAAACCCGCAGCAAGATCATTCGATGTCGGTTTGAAACCGACGAAGTGATTATGTATCCAGAAGCCGGTCACCTGCTCAGCAACATCACTACCTAATGAGCAGGTTCTCAACTCGCTTTCGCCGAACTGGCGCATCGTTGCTGGTGCGCGAGTTCGGCGAACTGGTTGTCTATTACCCAAGCGGTGGTACGGATGGTCGACCTATCCGCGCCAAGATCGAGCGGAACGTAGGCATACCAAGCGAGACTGGGCAGCAGGTTGCTTATGCGTTCCGCATAACAGTTCTAGACAGCTCTGTCGACGGCATAGCCGCGACTGAAATCAACACTCAGCTCGACGAGATTGAATTTGCTACGATAGCCGGCGGAGACACCGAGCGTCGAAGCATATCGTTCGTTCCCGACGATAGTAACGGCCTTGTGCGGCTCATGGTGCGATAGTGTCACTGATCCCAACACAGATCGAATCCGTACTTGTGGCGCGCCTTGGTGCGATCACTGAGGCCAACGGCTATTCGTTTGATGTGTCGGAGGTCGTGCAGCCGCGCCGCGATGGAAGCAATTGGAAATATAAGCACCAGGGAATCGGCATCGTTCGCTCCACTGACGAGCCAAACGAGGAGTACAGTTCTCCTGGCAATCCTCCGTCGGTCGGCAGCCGACTGACAATCAACATCATGTGCATTCTGAAGCAGTCCGAAAGCGACGAGACAGGTCGATCCGTCGGAGAGGACGAAATGGTGTTGGCCGTGAAGAAGGCGACCGTTGCATCGCTTTCCGATTGGTACACATTCGGCGGATTATCAATCAACGCTCAGTTCGGAACGACCGAGCCATTCAACGGCCCCGAGGGAGAGTTTAGCGGCGTCGCGCTTCCGCTCATCATCGATTACGCATACAGCGAGACCGATCCTTCGCAGGTGAGGTCATAACATGCTGCAAGTATCTATCCCGACGTCGCAGTTTAAACAGCTTGAGAAAGCAATCGTCGGACTTGGCACAACACTGAAAAAAGAGGCATCGATTGCGATCAATGCGACCGCCAAAAAACTCGAGTCATTCATGGCGAAAGAGATCACCAGCGAGCTGGCCGTCGCGCAGAAGGTCGTGAAGTCGACAATTCAGTTTTCACGCAAGGCAAACAAAGATTCGCTTTTTGCCGTCATCGTGCTGAATAAGACTCGCCGAATTCCACTGAAAGAATTCAAGGCCAAGCAAACCAAGAAAGGCGTGACGTACAAGATCAGCAAAACGAACAAAGGGCGCTCAATCGTTGCTGGCGGATTCATCGTCGATCGATTCAGTGGAAACGTATTTGCCAGGAGAACAAAGGCTCGCGGCCCCATTCAATCTCTGAAGGGACCAAGCCCATGGGGTGTGTTCAACAAAGGAGATCGAAAAGTGCGAGCTATTCGATTCGCTCGCGAAGAACTGGTTCGGCAAATCCAAAAACGAATCCGCTTTCTCGGTCTCAAGAGATCAGGTGCTATTTCAGGATGACCTCTCCCGTCGTCTCCCGGAGGAGGACTTGTCCAAGTCCGGGGACGCTTTCAATACACGTTTCGAGTCAATCGACGAGAAAAGGTAGGACAGCATGACAACAAAGATGTGGAAAAGACAAGTCGTCGGAGCGAAGATCGAAGCGACCGCCGGCACCGTAGAGTCGCTGTCCGGAACCGACGCTGCGATGAACGTCTACGCGCCGAAACTGACACCAAACATTCAGATGGAGAAGCGAGAAGGCCAGGGAGGGTTCGACTACTTGGCAGCCGTTGCATCGGCTCGCAGCGGCAAGTTCACCTGCAGCACTCGCGTCGAATGGGATGGATCAGCTACCGAGCCGAACTGGGCCGAAACGTTCTTTCCAGCTTGCGGATACGTTAAGTCCGGGCAGGTCTATTCACCGACTTCAAATGCTCCAGGATCAGCGGCTAAGACGATCACCATCGGCGACTACATCGACGGTCAGCTCTATTTGCTTTACGGATGCGTCGGCACTTTTACCATTAACTATGTGGCTGGCATGCCGACCACGATCGACTGGGAGTTCGAAGGAGTATGGGGTGGAAAGTCAGACGTCGCGCTGCTCACACCGACATACCCATCGGACACTTGTTACCGATGGGCAAACGGTGCTGCAACGTGGAACAACGTCGCACTCTATGCTTCAAAGGCAACACTCAAAGCTAACAACGTCTTTGAAGTTCGCCGCGATGCATCGACCGCTTCGGGATTTGCTCACGGCATCATCAGCGATCGCTATCCGACAGTCGACATAGATCCTGAATCCGTCCTTGAGGCGACTCAGACACGGCATGCCGACTGGCTAGCTTCAACTGAGCGAGCTCTTGCGCTGCACTGCGGCGGTGTTGGAAACAGCTTGTTCAAGGCAGACGCACCCAAGGCTCAGATCATGAGCATGACACCAGCGAACCGAAACGGAATCGCTGTTGATGAAATTCAGTTCGCTTGCAACAAAAACGGAACAACTCAGGATCAATGCCTGCAGTTCACGTTTACGGCTGCGACATAGTTTGTTTTCACGGGAGAGAGAGATGCCTTTGAAATTGCGACCGGGAGTTGAGATTCCATACACCTTGCGCGCATTGTCTATGGATGAGTACCAAAGTCTGCAGGGGATGCGAACGCTATCTGCGAAACCAGAAGAGGTTCGGAAAGCACTGGACCTATGTGTGTGCGGATGGCGCAGCATGCCAGAGCCGTACTCGTTCGAAGCTGTCATGAGAAATCTTACTCCTGGGGAGATTACCGAACTGCTCGACGCAGCACTGTCGGAATCGGCACTGACGCCGGAATACCGAAAAAAGTTAGAGTCGCTGCGCACGTCCGGAACCGAATGATCT